GATCAACTTCATTCCCCGCAACAATGACGACTCGGCCAAGAACGAGCTTCTCACCGCGACCTCGAAATGGATGGGCGACGGCTGCGATGCGGAGGACGAGCAGTCCGAGTGCTTTCAACAAGCGATGGGCACTGGCCTGGGCGTCTCCGAGGCGCGCTACAGCTATGAGAATGAGGCAGAGGGGCAGTATATCGAGGAACAGATCGACAGCCGGGAGTTCGTCTGGGACCGCACCTCACGCAAGAAGAACCTGCGCGACAGCCGCCGCATGGGGCGCCTGCGCCGGATGCCGCTGATCGATGGGCTGCAGATGTTCCCAGGCAAGAGCCGGCTGCAGATCGATGCGCAGTGGGCGAACCAAAATTACCTTGACGAAGCTACTCTCAAGAGCATCGAGGAGAAGCGCATCCGTGATGAAAACACCGCGCTGTGGGAGGACTATGACGACCGCAACGAGGTGACGATCGTGGTGGTGCAGTGGAAAGAGAAGGAGGCCTATTATCGCGTTGCCGACGCCGCGACCAACACTGTGCAGGAGTATGACGAAGATCAGTATGCCAAGATCTCCGCCAGGATGAAGCAGATCGGCAAGAAGGTCGGAGCGAATATCGCTATTCACGCGCGCAAGGCCTATCGCTGGCGCTACTATCAGGCCTTCCTCGGCTCCGAGTCCCTGCTCGACAAGGTGCAGCCGGCGCCATGTGGCCAGCAATTCTCCTGGGGCGTCATCACCGGAGCCTTCGACGCCAAGAAGCGGCAATGGTACGGGCTCGTGCGCGTGATGCGTGATCCGCAGCTGTGGGCCAATAAGTTCATGAGCCAGATCATGCAGATCATGAATAGCACGGCAAAGGGCGGCATCCTTGCCGAGGCTGATGCGTTTGATGATCAACGGCAGGCGGAAGAGACCTATGCGATGCCGGAGGGCATCACGTGGATGGCGCCGGGGGCCCTATCAGGCAACAAGCCCAAAGTCATCCCCAAGCCCGGTCAAGGCGACGCCTCCGCTTATGTCAATTTGCTGACCTACGCGATCCAGTCGATCACCGCGGTAACCGGCATTAACCTCGAACTGCTCGGGCAGGCGGACAAAGATCAGCCGGGCATCATCGAGCACATGCGCAAGCAAGCCGGTATGACTGTGCTGGCTACCATGTTCGACTCGTTGCGTGGCTTTCTCAAGATCATCGGCCGCAAGCGGCTATGGTTCATCCAGACGCGTATTCCAGAGGGCACCATGATCCGCGTCGCGGGCCAGGAGTACACGCAGGTGGTATCCATCAGCAAGGATAAGACCACCGGCACCTTCGATGTTGTGGTCGACGATGCGCCGACTTCACCCAATATGAAGGAGGCGAACTGGGCCGTGATGCAGCCGATGCTAGCGGCCTTCAAAGATCAGTTCCTGGCAGATCCCGAGCTATTTATCCTGGCGCTGGAGTACTCGCCGCTGCCGTCTGCGTTCGTCACTGCGCTGAAGAAGACGATGTTGAAGAAGCAGGTGCAAGATCCTGCGCAGGCTCAGTGGCAGGAGACGATGAAGCAGCTGGCGATCTCCAAGCTCACTGCGGAGATCAATAAGGACCAGTCCACCGCGGAGATGCAGAACGCGAAAGCCGGCGCTACCACATCCACTGCGACCTACGATCTGGCAATGGCTCAGAACCTGCTGGCGAAGAACGATGTCGCTGGGTTCGAGCACCACATCTCGAATATGGGCGCGTCCGCAAAGGCGGAGCTAGACCGGGCCAAGGCGCATCAGACGCTGGTCGAGGCGCACAATGCGCTGCAGCAGGGCAACATCGATCAAGAGCAGCACACGAGCAACATGCTCAACGATGCGACCGACCGCGCGGTGGCTCGGCATGGCGCCGCGGTCGAGACCCATGGCACCATGATCGACCGGCACAAGGCGGAGACCGACCGGCACAAGGCGCTGACCGACCGCATCACCGCGCATCTCACCGCGCAGCAGCAGAAGCTCGACGCGCAGAAGATGCAGATGGATCAGGAAAACCAGCAGGCGCAGCTGGCTATGCAAGGTCAGAAGCAGACCGGCGATCAGCAGCTGCAGGGGCGCAAGATCTTTGGGGATCATCGGCTCGCAGCCGGCAAGCTGGCGCTTGACGCTATGGACAGGGGCGGGCAACAGGGGCTGCAAGGCGCCCAGATGCAGCAAGACCAGCGCAAGACCGAGGGCGAGCAGCGGCTCAAGTCGCAAGAACTGCGGCAGACGGACGAGCACAACAGGCGCACCAGTGATATCGCTGGATATCAGGCTGTGACGGGGGCCCAGCAAAAGGCGCGGGACTCGGAGCGAGAATGATCACGGCGCGGCACGCCATGCTTCGGCAGGCGCAAGAGTATTTCCACATGCTGCTGCTCGGCACCGTCAAATGGGACGATGTCGTGGTCGATAAGCCGATCCCTATCCCTGCAGTGAGGGGGAACCGAGAACAAGGCAAGGTCCGCGACCTCGTGGTGGCCACTTTCCACGGGTTCCGGCTGGAGATGATGAGCCCGTTCGAGGACGAGCACTGGCCCCTCGGGAAGGTCAAGGTCACGAGAGGGGCTCATTCAGTCCATGGCCCCCTCGACGCCTTGACGTGGCTGGAAGTGGCAAATTTCATCATCGAACAGAAGAAAAAGATGGGAGAGGACAATGGCGCCTCGGACAGCAGCAGCACCACAGACCATTCAGCCGGAGAACATTGGGGACGTTGAGGAGGGGTATACCACGGAAGCAGAGGGTGGAGTCGACGAGCTAGGCTTGACGCCGGAGGATCGCGCGGTCTTTGACGGCATGCGCGACGCCGACAGAAGCCTTCCCCAGGAGCCTGAGGAGGGCGAGGGAGAGGGTGAGGCGGCGCCCGGTACTGGAGAGCCCAGGCCTGTTCTGGACGCGCCACCGGCCCCAGGACCGGGCAAGAAACAGGCTCCGCCAGCAGAAGAGGAGACGGACGAGCCCGACCAGATCACGCGTGACCCGCGGACCGGGCGGGAACAAAAGTCCATCAGCTTTGGCAAGCATCAGAGACTGATGAACAGGCTCAAGGCGGATGGCGAGGCGTTCCGCAGCCAATTGGAGGAGGGCCGGATAAACCAAGCCAAATTGGCTGAGAGACTGGCGATCTTAAACGATGCGCTGATGGCGCCTCCTCCGCCTCGGCAGCTGACGCCCCAGGAACAGGAGTATGAGCGCCGGCAGCAAATGCTGCAGAACCCGATGCTGGAGGACACGATCGATCCCTCGATCGATCTGGCTGGCTCGCTCGCGCAGATGCAGCGCCGGCAGATCTTCATGGCCAACGCCAGCATGCAGCAACAGGAGGATACGCAGGAGCAGCTGAACTATCAGGCCATGGTGCGGGAATATGGCAATGACGCTGCCCGCTTTTCACAGACCGAGGAAGGCCGGCATTTCTGGGGCGACGAAGGGGCCTATCAATTCTTGAAAAACTCGAGGCTCGTGGAATTGAGTTTCGCTCTGTACGACAAGGACCCGCTCGATCCAAACGTGCAGTTCACGCAGCAGGAGATCGATAGGATCGTGGCTGAATTCAATGCCGAAGAGAGGCAGCTGGTCGGCGATGCCCTGCAGAACAGCAGGAGCCCAACGCGTACGATCATGCGCTATGCCAGGGCGCGCGGCTGGCGTCCACCGCAGCCGCAGCAAGCCGCCCCCCCGACTAGGCAGCCGGCAACGTCCAGATCGGGGGGGCGGTCTCCATTGGCGCAGCCGCAGGCCGGCGCCACGGCTCGCAATGCTATCGCCCAGATCCAGGCGGAGCAGGCCGGCGCCGCGGCGTCGCGCTCCCTGTCAGACGGCGGCGGTACGCCTCCAGGCGAGCCGCTCTCGATCGACCAGCTGCTGCGCATGGATGATGAGGAATTTGGCATTTACGTCGACAGTTTGCCAAAGGCGCGGCTCGACGCCATCATGGGGCGCGACTTCCCGGGACGCGGCTAAATAGGCCGGTAATTTGGCAAATAGGCCGCCAATTTTAGGAGCTTGAAATGAAAGCATTTTTTCTGGCTATCGGCCTATTTCTTTTGGCCTCTCCTGCTGCTGCTCAGTGTGGCTGTTATGGCTGGGGCGTTGGAGGATGGAATAGCTCGACATGGGGCGGTCCTAGCTCATTGCCAGTGACGCCGGACTATGGCGGCTATTACGGCGGTCCTGTGGTGATCGATCCATTCCCTTCGATCTCGGCCTACGGCTATCGCAACGGCTATTACGAGAGCGACGACGAGATCTATGGCTATCGGCCTCCAGTCGAGACCTATGGCTACCGGCCTGCGCTCGGAACCTATGGCATGCGGCCGCCTCCTGTGCGCCGTTTCGGCGGTCACCGCTATCAATGGGTGAGGGTCAGATAGGAGGAACGCATGGCGTGCTTCGGTCTGGGTGTCATTGAACAGCTACTCATTTGGCTGATCATTATTATCGCGATCGTGGCGATCATCCGGCTGCTGATCCCGGTCCTCGACAGCATGACCGGTATTCCGATCATTGGTCGCGTTCTTGAGATCGTGCTATGGGCGGTCGTGGCGATCATGATCCTCTACGTGATCTTCGGGCTGCTTGGCTGCCTCTTGGGTTCTGGCGGCGGCTTGCACTTCCCGGCGAGGTGATGTAAAACTGTCACACGCCTTGGGGATCGGCGCATAAATTTCCCCTCCGTTCGTGGGTTATTACGCCAAACCTACCGAGACGACCGCCTCGTTAAGCGGTTCTTGCCAGCAGACGGCGATAACACTCTGCACCCTCACGTATATCGCGCAAAATGTGCCACGGGCTCGTTATGTGAGCCCTGGCGCGACCGCAGGGGTGCCACATGGCGACCACCAGTTTTCCCGTCAATGACCAGATGGCGGTCAAGCTCTGGAGCAGGGTTCTCGACTACGAGGCACTGAAATATACGGCCATTGCACCGTTGATCGGCGACGACGAGAACTCGATCATCCACATGCAGGACGCGCTGTCGAAAGGGCCGGGTGACGCGATCACCTACGCGATCGTCATGCAGCTCGCGCAGGCTGGTTTTTCCGAGAACCAGCTGGCGGAAGGCAACGGCGAGGCCCTGACCACCTACAGCGATCAGCTCGTGATCAATGAGCTTATGGCTGTCGCTGGCGTCAAGAGCCGGCGCACCATCGACCAGCAGCGTGTCCCATGGGACCTGCGCAACACCGCGAAGAGCCGCTTAGGGGACTGGTACGCCAAACGCTATAGCGTGGCGTTTTTTAACCAAGTGTGCGGCTACTCTGTTCAAAGTGACGTGCGCTATACCGGGCTTAACCCTGTAAATGCCCCATCGGCTAACCGGATCATCCGTCAGTCTAATAGAACGTCCGACGATCTTCTGGTCGCCGGCGACACCTTCACGCTCGACATGATCGACAAGGCCAAGGAGGCCGCGATCACCGCGACCCCGCTGATCCGTCCGATCCGCATCAAGGGCACGGGTCCGCGCGCGAACGGGCGCAGCGACTACAACAATACGCTTGAAGATATGTACGTATCATACCTTCACCCCTATCAAGTCACCGCGGTCCGCCGCAACACCTCGACCGGCCAGTTCATCGATCTGCAGAAAGCCGCAAGCATGGGCCGTGCGGAGACCGGCAATAGGATCTTCAACGGCTCGATCGGCATCTACAATTCCACCATCATGCGCTCCGCTTATGACGTCACCGATGGCGTCTCTGCGGCCGGCGCTGACGTACCGACCGTGCGGCGGGCGATCTTCCTCGGTGGACAAGCCTGCATGATGGGGTTTGGCCGCGACAACGGTCCAAGCAAGCTCACATGGAACGAAGAATTGTTTGATCACAAGCGTCGTCTTGAGATCAGCGCGCTCACGATCCATGGCCTGAAAAAGACCCGGTACAACAACATCGACTACGGCACGATCGTCATGTCGACGTACGCGGCGCCGGCAACGTAAGGAGCACAGCACATGGCCACCAACGTATTAGGCACTGCTGCTCGTCAGGACCCGCGGCAAGTCAGCAACACGCTGAAAAAGACGATCAACTGGAACGACGCCGCATCTGGCGTTGCGATGCCATTCGCGAATTATCTGCCAATGGGCGCCTTCATCACTGGCGTCTGGATCGAGGTGCCCGTCGCCTTCACCGGCACCACGCCTACGATCACGGTCGGCACCAATGCCGGCAGCTGGAACAATATCGTGGCGGCGGGCGATGCGACGTGGACAGGCACTGTCATCCCCGCCATCACACAAGGCAGAGCACTTGGTCGATCCCTTACCGCGGCAGCCGACGTGCTGCCTTATGCGGTATGGACTGCGACTGGCTCGCCCGGTGCAGGACAAGCCATCGTCGTCATCGAGTTCGAGGGCGGATGGCAGTCGTAACCTCCCAGCCTTGGGCCGGGCGGTCTCTCCTCTTCCGCCCAGCCTCTTTTTGCGAGGGTAGAGATCATGAACCGATATCTTAAGTCCGCTCTTGCTGGCGCCGCCTTCGGGCTGGCTGCAATGCTGGTCCCTGCGCTTGCCGTTACTCTTCTCGGTCGCGATACGGCAAACTATCGCAACATCGGGCAAGTCGGTATTGCGGCGACCTCGACTGACAACAACGTCACAGCAACGCCATCCGGCACCATCAATACAGCCTATCAAGTCACCCAAGGCTTCACGTATGTCGGCACAGTCGCGACTATTGGTGATGCGATCAAGCTGCCTTCGACCTTGACATTCTTCTCGCCGACAAACATCGACGCGTCGATGACGGTCTACATCACGAACCATACGGCCAACTCGATGAACGTCTTCCCGTTCTCGGCAAGCGAGGGGATCAGCAACGCCGGCACAGCGCTCGCGAACGGCTCAGCATTGGCAGTGGCGGCACATAACAGCGTGCAGTGCACATCATCGAGCGCGGCGGCTCGTTGGTTCTGCATCATCGGATAGCGCGGTCAGCCGCGGCTACCGCGGAGGAGGCGCTAACCATGCGGACACTTCTTGCCATCCTGCTTCTTTTGGCTCTGTCGAGCGTTTGCGAAGCTCAGACGACCCCGACATGCACGCCACCCTGCACGCAGCAGCAGCTGCTCAATGACGTGCAGACGCAATTCCCGGATCAGAGTGCAGGAGGCATCACGCCGGCTACGCTGCGGCAGTTTCTCAACAACAGCATTTATTCGATGTTGCCGACGTCGCCGCTCATTGCCAATGCTCCCGCCTGCTATTTTGGGACCACCGGCCTCACCAACAACTGCACGGCTGCCATTGCCATCGCACAAGGCGGCACTGGCGCAACGACGCAGCCGGGTGCGGCGGCCAATGTCTTCCCCACGGTCACGCGGGCGGGGGATGTCGTCTATTGGAACGGATCACAGTGGATCACTCTTGCCGGCAATAACGGGGCGACAGGCGTATTGCAGGAAACTGGCGCAGGCGTCCCATCATGGGCGACCAGCCTCTCCGGCATTGCATTGCCGCCGCCTGTCCAAGCTGGGGATGTTGTCTACTGGAATGGGACGCAGTGGGTCACTCTTGCTGGCAACACCACAACGATCGGCGTCTTGCAGGAAAGCGCTACCGGCGTTCCATCGTGGGCGAGCAATGTGACAAGCCTTGCGTTTCCGACCCCGACGCGGGCCGGTGACGTCGCCTACTACAACGGCACACAGTGGGTGACGATCCCCGGCAACAATACCGGGACGAACTACCTTGCCGAAAGCTCAGCTGGCGTCCCGGCCTGGAGCCAGCCCACGGCTGTGACGTCGGTGTCATGCGGCACTGGCCTATCTGGCGGTACGATCACCACGACTGGCACATGTAACGTGTCGTTGACAAACGTAAGTCAGTCGATACCTGCAGATGTTCTGCTCAATAACATCACGAACTACTTTCCGGGTCCAAGCGTAGGACAGGGGACGACGGGCACATGGTACGCGTCGGGGACAGTGACGTTGAATGATACGGCGGCTGCGACCTTTTACTGCAAGCTGTGGGACGGCACGACTGTGATCGACAGTTCCGCCACGCAGATCCTCGGTGCGGCGACGACCAAGATGACGCTGTCTGGCGTTATCGCGGCGCCTGCTGGCAACATTCTGATCTCTTGCAAGGACATCACTACAGCAAATGGGAAGATGCTGTTTAATGCCAGTGGCAATGCCAAGGACAGCACGGTTACCGCGCTGAGAATACAATGAGCGATATCGATCGTGCATTCAGTCCTGGGTTTAGCGCCGGTTTCGAAGGCGGCGGGGCCGCTACTGACCTTCAGACGATGATCTTCCGTATTGCTGCCGAATTGGGGGCGCGCTTCGATCTTGCCGGCACTCCTGGCACAGCGACGAAGTCACGGCCGAATGCCGAGGCGATCCGCAACGCGATCAACACCGCGATCTTCGAGTACCAGAAGCACCGCTTCCGTTTCAACGAGATCAACCCGGAAATGCCGACGACATTCGAGACGGTGCCGCTGCAGTCGACCTATTCGACCGCGGACTGTCCTGCCATCTCGACGATGTTCATGATCGACTATATCAACATCCAGATCGGCAACACGCTGATGAAGCTCTCGCAGAACACGCCAGAGCGCCAGCACCTCAACATTCAACTCTTTACACAGTTCGGGCTGCCGACCAGCTACGCATATGAGGGCAACACCTTGATCCTCTATCCGGTGCCTGTGAGCGCCTATAAATGCTGGATCGGCTGTCACCTTGCGATGCCGCCGCCAGCGTCGGATACCGAAGAGAATAATGTTTGGATGACGCCGCAGAACGCAGAGCGGCTGATCCGCTGCCGGGCCAAGTATGAGATCGCGGTGCATGTGACGCGAAACCCGACAATGGCGCAGGCGATGTCGCCCGACAATGGTGAGACCTACAGGTCCTACATGGAATTGAAGCGTGAGGGTAACAAGATCACATCGACGCTGTCGCGCGTGAGACCGATGAAGTTCTAACGACGTGAGACCGATGAAGTTTTAATGACGTGAGACCGATGAAGTTCTAACGACATGTCAGACACGATACCATTTCCGGACTATGCGCCTGACATCACACCTCTCGGGCAGGCTGACTCGCAGGTGATCTTTAACGTCGTGCCGAAGAGCGACGGCTACGGTCCGATCCTCAGCATGACGCAGTATACGCAGTCGCTGCCAGCTCCCTGCCGCGGCTACTTCTATGGCCGCAAGCCCGACGGCACAGTTACGATCGTCGCCGGCACCGCGACTGATCTCTACATCATGAACCCTATCGATCTGTCGTGGACCCTGGCATCTAAAGGGGGACGCTCTTACGGCGCTGTGCCGACAGACGACAACTGGGTATTCGTCCAGTACAACGATCTCATCATCGCGGTTCAGAAGAACTGTCCGCCGCAGAAGCTTGCGCAGTCGACGTCAAATAGCTTCGTCGATCTCGGTGGTAACCCGCCCTATGCCGGATGGGTCGCGATCATCGGCTTCTTTGTCGTACTCACAGCGATACAGGAGGCGGGCCAGCGCGTGCAATGGAGCGACCTCGATGCGCCGGAGCAGTGGAGCGCAGGCATCGGGCTCAGCGACTTCCAAGACTTTCCGGATGGCGGCTCGTCTCTCGTGGTCAGCGGCGGCGATGCCTATGGCACGATCTTTCAGGAGCAGTCTATCCGCTCTATGACATATGCAGCGGGCTCGGTGGCGATCTTCCAGTTCTACCGGTTCTCAACGCAAGAGGTGTTGTTTGCCAAGTACTCTGTCATCAACGTCAGCAACAGAGTGTTCTATCTGAGCGCAGCTGGGTTCAGGGAGATCG